GGCTAGAACCGTGTAGGTCTGGGCGATGACCGGCCACACCAGGTCAGGTTCGATGTTTGGGATTGCTCCCCCGGTTGGGATGAAATCGTGAAACAGCACGCCGTCATGCGTGACGCGCAGAGAGCGAACGAACAGCTCCCACACCGCGCGGCGCACCTTGTCGGCTTCCTGGTCCGTCTCCCCATAGCAAAGCGTCGACACGAGCGGCTGATCGGTGGGCAAGAGATCGACCTTGCCCGCACCGCCGGCCATCCTGAGAACCAGCATCTTCGGCGGGTGGAAGGTCGGGGCGGCCTCGATCTCGTCGCGTGGAATCTGGTTGACCCAGATGCGATCTGCAACGAGGCCGAACACGGCGGAGTCCGCCAGGCACATGGTCCGCAACGCTCCCCAGAAATCACGCAAACTTGGCCGCCTTTCGGATGCGCTTGGCGAGCTTCGGATATTCGGCTTCGGCTGCGGGTCGGAGGAACGGGAACGCCGGAGCATTCACCACGCGGCCAGCCGAATCCTTGCCCTGGAATCCGAGCTCAATGCGGCGACCGTAAACGAGACCGACCACGCCCCAGATGCCGACGACTCCGCGCCGGGTTCGCCGGGCTGGCCTTGAAACCTTGGTGTGACGTTCGAGCTCGCCGGATCGGCTTTGGAACCGTGCACGGCCACCGCTGCCCTTGACGAACTTCCCGGCGACGTCGCGGACTGGTCCGCTCGTAGCGCCGGCGCCGTGGTTGCTCCTGGCGTGCATGATCGCCGCCGACATCGTCGCATCGATGCCGAGGATGGCGGCCTTCTCCGCTCTGCGCTTGATCGCGCTGCCGCGCCAATTGATCCGGCTGGCCATTACAGATGCCCCGTCAGCATCAGCTCGAAGTATGGCGGCCTCGAGCCTGGCCCCGGTGCGGGCGCCTTGGTCTCGACACTGAGCGGCCCGGCGAACTGCACGAACCCGAGCCGGTCGCATACGTTCACGAGCTGGTCGCCCTGTTCAACGTCGGCGGCAACGGGGACGTGCGCGAAGGGCACGCGCACCACGGCAGATTTCCCGCTGTCGTCGACGTCTTTGATGGTCTTGGAGAACACGCGGCAATCGATCGGACCCACCTGGGTGAACTCCACGCCGGGCGTGCCCCACTTGCCATCGCCTGCGGTGTTCCTTTCGACCATCGCTCTCGTGGTCATGCGCGACCGTGCGCTCATAGAATCGGCGTTTGCCCCTCTCGGATTTGCCGCAGCAGCTCACGCCGCCGCGCCTTGTAGTCCTTCTGTTCGCCTTCCCAATCCTCGCCCGACTTCTCCCGGTCGTACGCCTGGAAATTGATGTCGACGACGCACAGATCCAGCGTCACCCGGTCGCGCACGTCGGTATCGACTTCGGGCGTGTAGGTGACAACGACTTCCTTCCCCCAGAAGGATGCGCCGTTGGTGCCGCTCGCCAGGCGCAGCAGCTTGTAGTCGCCCACCTTTCGGTAGTCGTCGGATGAGAGCGTCACCTCGTCGGAGCTGTGCCGGCGTCGCTCGGTGACGGAGGTGAATGCGGTAGACCGTCGAGTCAGCGCAAACCATTTCGACCCGCTGGCGTCGCCCGTGTCGACCTCTTCCGTTGCATTGCCCGCGGCTCGAGCGATCGCCTTGACGGCTGAATCGATGACCCGCTGGATCGCGGGGTCGGTCCAGTCGGTCGGATTTTTCTCCCGCACATCGTCGACCGTGATGCTCATGGTCAGACCCGGATCGCCTGGACGGTGATGTCCGTGGCCTCGCTGGTCGAGATGTCGATGTCGCCAGAGGCATCGTTGTACAGGTCGGGCGGAAACGGGCCGGCGAACTCGACGCCGCCCGACGCGGCCACCACGAACGTCTGCTCCGCGACGGCCAGGCCGCCGACGGTCTTGGGCGTGACGATGGTGATGGTCGCCGGGTTGGCGCCGGCCTTGATAAAATGCAGAATCGTCTTGCCGTCGTTCCGCATGATGTAGTTGTCGGCGGTGGCCATCGCTTGCGGCGTCGACCCGTCAACGCTACCGGGCACGGCCTGAATCGGCGTAAGCGTCACAGGGGCCATAAGTTCACTTCCCCTTCTTCGTGGTCTTGCGCTTGGCCTTGGGCTTCGCTGCCGCCTTCGGCTTGGCCTTCGGCTTCGGCTTGGTGACGGGCGCAGGCTTAGGCGCGGCCTTGGGCTGGGCCGCGCTCTTGACCACGCCACCGAGCGCCTCGAATTCCGCCCGCGGGACTTCCTTGCCGGCCGACGCGTAGAGGGTCGCCGCGTCGGCGTGGCCCGCGCCGACCAGCTCGCCGTCGGTCGTCTGATAGATACGCTCATGGATCTTGACCCGAGCGCCCCCGGCTTCCTTGTTTTCGTAGACGGTGATCATGGACGCCTATTCCTTGTAATGGTTGCCGGAGAACTGCCACCCGACACCCTGCAGAGTCGCCACGGCTCGGTCGTAGCTGCTGCCCGTGACGAGCTCCGAATAGTTGTCGGCGATCAGGCCGAGGCCAGGGTTGCCATCGGTGTCGAGCACCAGCCCGTCCTCGACGAAGTTGCCGTGCATCAGGAGATGCGGGCCATCGGGGCTGCCCGTGAACGTCCCGCACTTGACCGCGGCCGTGCACTGGCGGAACACATTGTTGCGGATGGTGATGTTCTGCATCGCGCCCTGCAGATAGATGCCCGCCTCAAGAGCCGAGCCGACGCCCTCGAAGGTGCAGTCTTCGACGAGACAATCCGAAGACCCTTCGATGGAGATGCCGAAGCGGTTGTCGAGTCCCCACTTGGGGAAGCGGCAATTTTTCAGCCACACCCCGAACGGGTTGGCGTCGGCGTTGCCGCCGAGCAAGAGCGCCGCCCCGGAGAAGAACGTCGCCCCGGTGTCCCGGCTGACAAACCCGACGCCGTGAAACGACGTCGGCGCGGTGACCTGCGCGGCCGGGCCATCGACAAAGCCAGACGCCGAGAAGATCCCGTTGAACTCCCCCCGCACCAGCGGGTTGAGCCCGTCGTCGACGGCGATGACCCGTAGCCCCGACTTGGCGAACACCACCGTTGAGCTGACCTCGATGCCGCCGCGCTTGAGTAGAATGACATCCCCGTTTCCGGCGACGGCAGCGGCAATAGCAGCCTCGAGGCTGGCCTGCGTGCTTTCTGGTCTGAAGATCTGGGCGCCCGGTGCAATCGTGAGCTCGCCCGCCTTCATGCTTCCTGCGATCTGTCCCATGTCAGTCTCCTGTTTCGGTCAGCGTCGGAATCCTTGGGCCTATGCCGGGAGACCGGTGACGGTGCAGAAAGCGGGCGGACGATAGACAGGCAGCGCCCAGCGGCCGGAACCGCGTAGGGTCTGCTGGCCAGTTGTCCAGTCGGAACCGTCAAAGCCCATCTCGATGGTGATCCCGCGCCGCTCCACCAGAGCGATCCAGGCGGCCATGAACGAACCGACGAGGCCGGTGCCTTGGCTCAGGCTCTCATTCTCGACGACCGGCAAACCCCAGATGCGCATCTGCACGGAGTCGCTCGGGCTGCCCCAGATGTAGATACCGTCTGCCGTCCTGAGCAGCCGGAGATTCTGACTGTCGGTCGGATGCAACAGGCAATGCGTCGGCACCGCGCGGCCCGTGACCCTCACCAGGGTCATGGCCTTCAGAATGGCATCGGGCACCGGGTCGGCGCCCTTGGCCTGCGTCTGGATACCGCCCACGTTGAGAATGCCGTCGAGGTTGGGAGCGATACCGTCGCCGCTGATGACCTGCTGGTCGAGGCGCTGCGTCACTCCGAAGAGCAAGCGCCCCTCGAGGTAGCTCTGCGCCATGGCCACGTCTTCGAGCTGCTCGTCGGTGACGGGCACGGAATCGGTGATCTTGCGGACGGTGCTGGATCGCTCCGTCAGCACGAACTCCGACTCTGCGTACGCGGCACCTTCGGCCTTCTCGGCCGCGTTCTGGTTCCGCGTGGTCTCCTCCATGTACACGACCTGCGCGAATCCGGTGTTACCGGTCGGCATGATGTCGATGACCTGGATCGGACGGGTGACGGCTTCGACCACTTGCCCGGTGCGGAGGCTTTCCGGCGCCCAGCCGGCCGTAGTCTCGAAGAGGGTTTTCCGAATCTCGCGCATCCCCATGTCGGGGAGCTTGATCGAGGTTCCCTTCCGATTCTCGTCTGCCGCCCATTGCTTCCACAGCGGGTCGGCAACGACACGCTCGCCGAAGCCCCTGGTCTCGGCTTTGGTGCCCTCGGGATGCGCCGCGGCGGCGGCGGGCTCACGGTCGAGCCGCGCCCGTTCCTCGAATGCCTTGGCCGACGTCTCCGCTTCCTCGATGATCACGACTTTGTCGTGGAGTGCCTCGCACTCGGTCGTGTATTCCTTGACGATCTCGCAGATGCGCGTGGTCTTCGCGCCGCCCTTGAGCTTCTCCACGTCGTCGGGAAGCCAATCGGCCTCCACCGCCTGGAAGTCGTAGACGGTCGCGCCATCGTCGTCGGTGGACTTGTGCGCGAACAGATCACCGAGCTTTGCCCGCTTGGCGGCGAGTTTCTCTCGGAGTTGCTTCAGGGTGTCGGACATTTGCCGGCTCTCCAAACGCTTGGCAAGCGTTCGGGGCGGCGTCGCCCTTGAAGCCCGCTATCCGCCGGCCGGTGTCGGCCGACGAGAAATAGCTAACTCAATGCCCGAATTATTAGCACGCGTCGGGATCGGTGCGCAAGCCGTGTCAGATGGTATGGGGCGGGGCTGGCATCGGACCCATCCCCCGTCGAGCGGCTCTCAGCTTCGCCGCCCGCTCTGGGTAGAAGTGCGTGTACATCTCGAAGAGCTCGGCGCCGAGCCGACTGTAACCGGCCGGCGGGGGGATCAGCCTATGGAAGTTATCGTACCGAACACCCAGAGCGCAGCGGGTCTGCGGATACGTTGCCCCGGCGGCCGTCTTCATCGCGGACTCCGTCGGGCGGGGCCATTTGCGGGGCGGCGAAATTCGCTCGAGCCGTCGGTCGCTCACAGCTCCACCCCGACCCGCATTGCTTCCATCGCAAGATACCGGGCGGCGGCATCAGCGGCAGCGTTCCGGCGCTCGATCTCGTCTTGGTCGCTGTTCTTCTCTATCGGCATGTCTTCCTTGATGGCCTTCGCCAGCTGGCCGAGTAGCTTGCTCACTTCCTCGGCCACCTCGACCGTGGCAATCCGAACATCGGGCCCGAGCCCGCGGCCGTCCTTCGCCCTGCGCCCTTCCGCGATCTCCCGGATGCGTCCGACGAGCTCGGCCACTGCGCCGGTGGCATCCTTGATCTGCTCGACGAGCGAGCCGCCGGTCTTCGACTTCGCCGACAGTGTGCCCGTGCCGACGCTTGCCCCGCGGAGGACCGGACTCACCTCGAACACGTCGACCTTGCTGATGACGCGCACGGTCTCACCGTCGGCGTGGGTCTCGATCGTCGAGCCACCGGCCGGGATGATGAAACCCCACGACCATTGCTGCACCTTGGGCGGGTTCGCGATGTCGAACTTGAGCGCCGAAGACCAATTACGCGCCGCCTCAATCTCGAGGTTGAACCCGCCGACGGCGACGGCGAGGTTTCCGCGTTCCTTGATCTGGACTTTGCCGAGCGGCACCGATCCACTGTCGTGCGCGGGCAACACGGAGACCACCGCATCGCCGAAGGCGCCCGGCTTCACAATGTCGCGGTCGGAGTCGATGATGTCGAACGTGGCTATAGCCGCCTCGAAGGCGCCGAGCTCGTCGAGCTTGATCTCTGCGTCGATCGCTTTGCGTTCTGCCTTCGGCATGAGCTTCCCGTCCTTTCCGTACTTTTCCGGATACCGCGCGTGTAGCCGCCTGGCCATGTAGGAACCCGCTGAATATTCCTCGCTCATCGCTTCCCCCACCGCCACCACCGCGGCGACAAGTACATGCTGAACCCGAGCGAACAGCCGAGCGCCTTCCACGTCGCCAGCCAACGCGGATTTTTGTAACATCGGGAAAGTTTATACATGGATGTCATCGGCGCATCGTCGCTCCCCTGACGAGCAAACAGAACCCCAGCAAGATCAGGGATCCCACCGCGAGGACCATCATCGGCGCATCGTCGCCAGGCAAGTGACCGTCACATCCACCCCGGCACCCAGGGCGATCACGTTGGCCCGCATACTCGACCACGGCCCCGAAGTGTCATCGAGCAAGAATGACGCGTTGGGCGTGTTCGGGTCTGCTGTGTCGATCAGATGCCAGACCGTCCCGTCAACCGTTCCCTCGATATCGGCATCGTTGGCGTTGTCGACCGCAGAGAACACGGCGACGCACCGCGCCACGTCCACATAGTCGGTGGTGACAGCCGTGACCGCGCCTGTCGAGTCGACGGCGGTCGCCAGCATGATCGTCGCCAGGCCGGTGACCTGGACGTTGGTGACGCTGCCGGTGGATTGGGCGCGCACGTCGTTGCCGCTACCTCCCCATACCCACGAAACAACGAGAACCACCCAGGCTACGAACGCCAACGCAGCAACCTTGGATCCGCCCATCGGGTCTCTCATATCCCCATCTCCCCTACGATTCGCATCGCCTCTATTTGACCTTCGTCGACGCGCACCGGCACGCCGTTCCAGATGTTCAGAAAAACATTCCCGACGCCGAAATGTTGGCCGATGAAAGTTGAGGCCATCACCGCTTCGTTGGCTTCTTGGCTGAGGCTGACGTACTCGGGAAAATATCCATGGGCATCAACGTAGTCATCCAGGGCTGATGTCAGGTCGGCCCCGCTAAGAAAAGCACCGCTCAAAGGTTCATCTCCTCCAGCAGCACCGCGTTGATCGGCACGAATGACCGCGTGCCGTTGGGATGGCATAGGCCGATGGCTTCCGCTTCCGTGATGGTGACGATCTTCCCGTTGGCGGCCGAGCATTGCGCGTCCCCGTCGCCGAGCCGATCATCGAATATCTGGACATGCTCGGTGTCGGGCATGGCCCGCGCCGCCTCGAGCGTGGACGTGTTGGCGGCATGGGCGCCCTCGGTCCTGGCGATCACCCTGGCCCGCGTTTCGACATCGCGCCATGGCCCCGCTTCGATCCTCTCGCGGATGCGCCGCGCTAGATTCTCGCCGGCGAGCCCTTCCGCCCGGCCCTCGGCCAGAGCGTCGAAGAGAGCTTCACGGGTCTGGGCGTCCAGGTCGAGTAGCCCTGAGCGCAGCCCGGCCTCTTGGAGCACCCGCTGCTGCGCCTGGTCGGTCAGCTCGAACTCGATGCCGAAGGTTGAGCCGACGGTGCCGGATACCTCGATGGCCACCTCTAAGAAGCCTTGCTCGAAGGCTTCTTGTATTGCCCGCTTGGCGTTCTCGATGTCGAGCTGCGTGAACAGGTCATCGGCCAGGGCGATGTCGGCAGGGGTGAGACCCTCTTGCTTGCTCCCCGCCGGACCGGGCAGGGTGCGCAGCGCCTTATTGAGATGGGCCGCGATGGAAATCTGGGAGTCCGTGAATTTTCGTTCGGTCTCCCCTGAATCTGAGACCATCTCGAAGTCATCAATGACCCGCCGCGCCGCCAGCTCCACCGCGTCTCCGAACTCCCCGAAGGCACGCTCGAGCCGGGCCTGCAGGATGGCGGGCGCCCGGAGGCGGATCGCGTTGAGCTCGTCGGCCATGCGTTGCGTGATCGGCAGCGGGTCGGCGCTGGGGGCCGCGGCGATGATTCGCTGCTCGGCGGGTGGTGCTTCCTTGAAACGCGGCACTGACGGGTCGGCCTCGCCGCGAATGAACCACCGGCCTGAATCAAAGACCGGGGCGCAGCTATGGTCATCTTTCCATGTCCCTATGGCGAGGCCTGTACTGTCGTCGATGACCAGCGGCACGCCTTCAAATTGTTTGATCGTGTAGCTCTTCGGGTCCGCCCCGTTGCCGTTGCTCGGCGGTGGCGCCGCCTGCCCTTGCGGAATGAACGTCGTTGCCAGGTTCGACAGGTAGACGTTATCCGCGTCCACCGTCTCGAAGTTGAGCGCCGAGCGCGCATCCGACCGTGTGATCACGCCGTCCCGATAGAGGCGCCCGATGCGGCCCGCCTTGAGATCCTCGTTTTCACGCAGCGCCTGGACGCCCTTGTTGTCGAACTCCGCCGACGCTGCACCGAGCGCAGGCGCGAGCGTCCGGCTGATCTCGCCGGTGATGATCTTTTGCAACGGGATCACGCCTTGCGACCATGCCAACTTCACCATGGCTTCCATGGTGGCGCCGACCTTCGTGGCCTGCAGCCCGGAGCCGAAGCCCACCACGGCAGCGGGGACATGGAGCGCAGCCGTTACCCGTTCCTCGGAAATGTTGCGGAGCGCGGAGAGGTCCATGTCGGCGGGGCTAAAGCCGAATTGCTCGACCTTCGTCGGGCCGAGCGCGACGATCGTTTTACCGCGGCCCTCTCCCTTGAATTTGACGTCGATCTCCTCCTCGATCGCTTTGGCGTCTTCCAGCGTCAACGTCACATCTTTGTCGGTGGGCGAGACCATGAGCCCCGGAATGCCCATGTTCCTCAGTAGCGCAGCCGTGAACTTCGCCGCCTCGTTGTCGGTCCAGATTTCGCGGAGCAAGCCCTTGAGGGGCGAGAGGCCCTTGCGCAGATTGTCGGGGTCGATGCCCTTGCGGAAGTGGATCACCGACAGGCCTTTTTTCACACTCGAGGGAACCCCGGCGTTGGTGTCGTTGAGCTCGAGCCCGAAAGGCCGGAGTAAATCCTGCCGGCCCTGGACGTCGTACTTGTAGTGCGTGATGAATTTCGTAGGGTCGTTGTCGGGCCAATCGGGCTCCATGTTCATGTGGGGCGCGTACCAAATCTGTACTGGAACCTTCTCGCCGCCTTGGCCATGGTTCACGACCCAATAGGCATTGCCGTCGATCGCGAGGCTCAAGGTCGTTCCGGCCAACAGCACCTCGAGCGAATAGAACGCGTTCGGCGTCGCCAGTAGCGCGATGAGCTCGCTATCCTCGATCGGATCGCCCTTCGGGTCCAGTGCGACGATGGGCGCCTCTGCCATCGCGTCCTGGAGCCAGGTCACCGGAGTCATGAGTACATCCGACGAGGTGCCGGTGCCGACGTCCCTGGCCATCTCAGCATCCGTCACCTTCACGAGACCGAAGAACCTATTAGCGCGGCCGGGGAATCGAAGGTTGCTCGGGATGACGGCGGCTTTGAGTATGGCGGCGGCGGCGCGGATCTTGAACATCGGATTCGGAATATTGATCTTCAAGCTGTGGCCCCCTCGAAGCTCTCGATCCCCTCGATTACCTTTGTGACCTCGGCATCCAATTCGAGATCAAGCCCGGTCGGGATCGTTAGGCGTACACGCGTAACCTCGCCGGGCTCCATTGTAATTTCTACGGTGCTGACCGCGCCCGCCACATTAACCCCGTCCACCTCGATCACGGGTGCGCAAGCGATGCCATTGGTTTTGATGCGTAGGTGGCTCACGTCTCAATCTCCATCGCCACCGGCGAGACCCGCGAAGCAAGCGACAGCAACTTACCGGTGATCCAGAGCCGTACGCTGAATCTCCGTTGGCCGTGAACGTCCAGGCGGACCGTCACGATTGGGCCACCGGGGGCGGCAACCATCTTGCCCAGGTCTACTCGGATCGTTTCGGGTAGTCGTGCCATCAAACGAACCCCCATGCTTTCCGCGGCTTCGTCAACCCCGTGGCCGCCCAGACCATCGCGTCCAGACGGTTGGGGCTGCCATCGCCGACGTAGCCTCTCTTGGTCATATGTAGCAGCTCATACTCCAATAAGTCTAGCCCCGCGTCCTCCCGGTGCCAGAATTTGCTTTGTTCGTACAGTAACGAAGTGGGCTCAGCCCGGACATGCTTCCCTAGCGAGGCCGTCTCGAGCCTGACTGGTGCGTTGAGTGCGGCGCTCCTGATCGTTGACTCTACCATTGCCCCGCCGAAGTTCCTCTCGGCGGCGATGTGATCCGCTTGCCACCTCTCGCAAAGCTCGACGGTGCGCCGTGCCCACGTTGCCGGCGAGCCGTGAAGCGTCCAGTCGTCCAACACGATGTACTCGTTCTCAACTTCCGCGAGTTCACCGACAGCCACGATGCCGATCATGTCTCCGCCGCCGGAGGGATCGCAGCCGACCAGGACCCGAGATAGCTGGTCAAGATCGCATGACCGATACTGGAACAGCTCGGGCCACCACATCGCTCCATGGACTTCCGTCAACACCTCGCCGTAAATCTCTTGACGCTCGAGGGTGGTGCCTTTGAATCGGAGTTCAATGTCCTTGATGAACTGCGGCGACAGGTTGGCGGCGTTGTCGTAGGTGCTGCCGGTGGTGATCTCCACATCGCCGTGTTCCTTGGCTCGGCGCAGCAGCTCGGCCACGATGCGGCCCGGCTTCGGCGTCGAGGTGACGGCCATCCTTGAGTCGCCGCCCGACATCGAGAGCGTGAGGTTGTCCCATGCCTTCTGCGCCTTCGTGCCGGTCGTTTCCGCCCCCCAGCTGTCGACCTCATCCGGCCACGCGGTATCGAAGCCACCACCTCTGAGCGGCGGCTTGTCGGCATTCTCCGCGCTGCACACGAACGCCTTGGCCCCGTTGGGCCAATGAATCTCACCATCGCTCCGCATGAATCGCGCCAACGGATCAACGGCGAGGATGCCCGATGTCGGGTGTTCGATCATGAGCTGACGGACTGCCCGTACGGTCGACCCGACGAGGGCGATTGATCGAGCCTCGCCCGTGCGCACGCGATCGACTATCCACCTCGAGACGGCATACCCCTTGCCCCACCGCCTGCCAGGGTGGAGCAACCAGACG